AAGAACCATTAAAACTGTGGAGTGAAACTCGACGCAGTGGTTGGACAAGTGTTAAGTACCGTGCTCATAGTCCCGACTTCTCAGAAGTTCTCTGGCCTGAAAAGCACTCTGCTCAAACACTCAAAGGTATTCGGCAAAACTACATTGATATGGGTATGCCAGATATCTATAGTCAGGAATATCTAAACGTTCCACTAGATGAGTCGGTTGCGTATTTTAAACGTAAAGACTTTGACGAAATTGATGAAGAAGACAAAAAGAAACTTCTTCAATACTACATCACAGTTGACCTTGCAATTGCTGAACATGAACGCGCTGACTACAGCGTTTTCCTAATTGCTGGTGTAGATGAAAATAAAACCATTCACATTAAAAACGTTATTCGGGAACGAATGGATGCCCGAGAAATTGTAGACACTCTCATTGCCCTTCAACGACATTACAATCCTCTAGCCATTGGTATTGAGGACATGCAGGTTTCCAAGTCAATTGGCCCTTTTTTGTATGAAGAGATGTTTAAGTGTGGAGTGTTCATTAACGTAATTAAACTGAAACATGGCGGAAAAGATAAAATTGCGCGTGCTCGGAGCATCCAAGCAAGAGTTAGAGCAAAAGGTGTTAAAGTTGATAAAGAGGCAGCGTGGTATCAGAACTTTGAAGACGAACTCACCCGCTTCCCAAGAGACGTACACGACGACCAAGTAGATGCCTTTGCCTACTTGGGCATGATGCTCAATATGCTTACTGAAGCTCCCACTGTTCAAGAAATTGAAGAAGAAGAGTACGAAGACGAACTAATTAACTCAGGAATGAACCTAAATGGACGAAGCCGAATTACAGGATACTGAGTACGAAGATACTCCAGAACATGAGGCTTTAGAGAAGCATAACGAAAATCTGGCTGTTGGTCTAGATAATGACACCCTCATTAAGCTTGGGGAATGGTGTGCTTCTGGTTTTGAAAGTGATTTAGAAAGTCGTAAAGAATGGGAGTCTGCTCTGGAAGAGTGGATTGCCTTAGCTAAACAAGAGCGGGAAGAGAAGACCTTTCCTTGGCGTGGTGCTAGCAACGTTAAATATCCTCTGCTTACCACGGCTGCTATGCAGTTTGCTGCTCGCGCCTATCCTAGTTTAGTTCCTTCTAACGGCAAGATTGTAAAGTCAGTGGTTATTGGCAAAGACCCCACTGGTGAGAAGTATGAACGCGCTGAGCGTGTGTCAGACTACATGTCCTACCAACTTATGCATGAAATCGGTGGTTGGGAAGAAGACATGGACAAGATGCTGATGCAGCTTCCCATTGTTGGCACAGTGTTTAAGAAAACTTGGTATAACAAAAACAAAGATATTATTTGTTCCAAGTCAATTCTTCCTAAGAATGTTGTAGTGAATTATTGGGCTAAGAATCTAGAGGACGCTGAGCGTATCTCTGAGATTATCTGGATGAGCCCTCGGATTCTAAAGGAATATCAAAACCAAGAAATTTTCCGTGATGTGGATTTAGGCACACAAAGTATTCCTGAAAACACTGAAAGTAAGAACTCTGCCATTGATGAAACAGTTCCTTACGAACTTATTGAACAACACACCTTTTACGATTTAGACGACGATGGTTACCCAGAGCCCTACATCATTACTTTCCATCGTTCCAGTAAGGAAATTCTTTCTATTCAACGTCGTTATCTAATTGAAGACGTTGAGCTAGATGGCAAGAAGATTGTCAAGATTAAACCTTTCCAGATGTACACCAAGTTTGGTTTTGTGCCAAATCCCGATGGTAGCTTCTATGACATTGGTTTTGGTATTCTTCTTGGTCCTTTAAACGAATCAGTTAACACGGTTATTAACCAGCTTATCGATGCTGGTAGCCTAGCTAACCTACAAGGTGGTTTCATTGGCAAGGCTCTAAAACTCAAAGCTGGTGATACTTCCTTCAAGCTTGGTGAGTGGAAACAAGTAAACGCCACTGGTGATGATCTTAAGAAACAGATTGTTCCCCTACCAGCTAAAGAGCCTTCAACAGTGCTATTTCAACTTATGGGCAGTCTCATTACCTCTGGTAAGGAACTTGCCTCTGTAGCCGAAATCTTTGTTGGAAAGATGCCGGGACAAAATACGCCAGCCACTACTACAATGGCTTCTATTGAGCAGGGAATGAAAGTATTCACTGCTGTTTATAAACGAATTTATCGTAGTCTTTCAGAAGAGTTCAAAAAGATCTATGCTCTTAATGAGCAGTACATTGACCCCCATAAGCAAGTTGAAGTACTTGATATGGAAATTGGCCCAGGAGATTTCTCTAGTAAAGATTATGACATTTGCCCAGGAGCCGATCCTACCGCAGTGAGCCAAACAGAGAAGCTTCTAAAGGCCCAGGGTCTGTTAGAACTACTTCCTTTAATTCCTGGAATGCTCGATCCAATTCAAGTTGTCTCCCGTGTGCTAGAAGCCCAGGAACAACCCAACTGGCAGCAGTTGTTTAGTCAAGAGATTCAGCAGTCTGGTCAACTTCCTCCTGCTCCTCCTGATCCCAAGCTTATGGCTATTCAAGCTAAAACAGAAGCAGACCAGCGTAAAGCTATGGTTGATATCCAAGCTAAGCAAATGGAGATGGAGCTTAAGGGACGGGATAGCATGATGCAAATGCAGATGAAGCAGCAAGAACATGCTCAGAAGATGCAGATGCAGCAAGAAGAGACAATGAATAAAGCAGCGTCAGAAATTGCAATGACAAATATCTATGCTGCCACAGAGCGTGCGAAAGGACAGCAACAAATGCAACAGTCCGATCAGCAGCATCAACAGAAGATGGTCCAACAGAAGGAGCAAGTCAAATTAGCACAACAGAAGAAATCCGCGAGTGGAAGTACCACGAGCAAACCAAAGAGTTCATCAAAGCGCTAACGCAAAGAGAAGCCGAAGCTCTTGAATACTTAGCCTCAACGGGGGCTCATAATTTCCGTTACAAGCAAGGATATCTACAAGCTGTCCGCGATGTTTTAGCAACTTTCTCTGAGGAGAACTAATGACAATTCAAGTTACTGGCTGCCGCCTACTTATTAAACCCCTCGAAATTGAGGAACTAGATCCAGTAGTTAAAGCAGCAAAAGCAATGGGAATTGAGCTTACTAAAAATGACGAACGTAAGCAAAAGATTGCCACAGAAAAAGGAATTCTTTTACAGATTGGCCCAAAAGCTTCTGAAGAGTATTTAGAAGGGGCTGAAGTAGGAGACACTGTGGGATTTACCAAATACGGTGGTAAATTTGTCACTGACAAGGGTAGCGAAGAAGAGCTACTTATTATCAATGACGAAGATATTATCTGTGTGTTTAAGGACTAAAGATGACCGAAGAAAACAAAGAAGTGGTTCCAGAACAGAGCCAAGAGCAAGCACCAGAGCTTTCTCCAATTGAACAGCAAGCGCTCGAAATGGGCTGGAAGCCCCGAGATGCGTTTGAAGGATCAGATGATGAGTTTATTGATGCCAAAGAGTATGTGCGTCGGAAACCTCTCTTTGACCGCCTAGAGCAACAAAGTAAACAACTAAAGAATGTTAACAAAACTCTAGAACAACTAAAAACCCACTATACTAAGATGCGAGAAGTTGAATTCAACCGCGCTCTTAGTGAACTTAAAAATGCACGTAAACAATCTATTAGTGATGGCGACGGCGATCGGTTTGAGGTTTTAGACGATCAAATTAAAAAAGTAGAGCAAGAAGCTGCTCAAGTAATGTCAGACCAAGATGAAGTACCAACTAGTGATCCAGCAGAATTTAAAGCTTGGACCTCTAAAAATAGTTGGTATCAACAGGATGAGGCAATGACTGCCTATGCTGACAGAGTAGGACTTAAGCACAAAGAGGCTGTTGCAGCCGGTGAGCTTACTCCTCTACAAGTTCTACAAAAAGTAGAACAAGCGGTACGTGCAGAATTCCCACAAAAGTTCCGTAATCCAAATAAGGATACGGCCCCTTCAGTGGGTGAAAGTAAAGCAAGTGGACGCCGGGCTGATAGCTTTAAGGCATCCCTTAGTGAAACAGAGCGCAAGATTATGAATAATTTTGTGCGGTCAGGTATCATGACGGAAGAGCAATATCTAAAGGACTTAAAAGCCGCAAAAGGAGTTGCATAATGGAAAAAGAACTCAAAGTATCACGCTCAAGTGAGCGTCCTCGCCGTACACCAGTAGGTCAAAGGAACCGAATTAACCTGCGTGACCGCGATCCGAATTTCCACTATCGTTTAGTGAATGTGAACTTGGAAAGTGATCCAGAACGCCTACAGCGTTTTCAAGATGCCGGATATGAGATTGTCCCATCTGATAAAGTAGGCAAAGTTGGTGATGCCAAGGTAGACACTCCTAGCGCAGTGGGTGCTGCTGGAGCTATTTCTGTTGGGCAAGGTACTAAAGCCGTCTTAATGCGAATCCCTAAAGATTGGTATAATGAAGACCAAGCTTCTAAACAAGCCGATATTGATTCTACCGAGCAGCGTGCGAAAAAACAAGGCGCTGATTACGGCACAGTTGAAATGACCTCTACTCGGGGTTAAGTGTCGAAGTTGGCGTAAATTTAATTTCATTGAAAGGAATGGTTTATGCCAAACGTTTCTCGTATTAACGGCTTTCGGGTTGTGGGCAACCAGACAGGCGGCGCGGCTACCGGCCAAGCTAACCTGTACTACGTTGCTTCCGCAGCCGACGAAATCCTAGTGGGCGATATCGTAAAGATTGGTTCCACTTCTCAAAACGGTGTTCCTACCGCTGACCTCTGTGGTGCATCTGATGTGCCTGTTGGTGTTGTTGTCGGTATTGTGAACCCCAAGCTAGATCCAGACGGTAAAATGACCACTGGTTCTATCGCTCTTGATGTTCCAACTGTTAACCAAATCGCCGCTTCAGGTGCTGGTTACATTCTAGTTGTAGACGATCCTGGTGTTGTCATGGAAGTGGAAGCTTCTAACGGCACTCCTGCTGCTACTGACATTGGCCTAAACGCCAGTCATGCAAACGGCGCCCGTGATGCGACTACTCGTACCTCCCCCGCTTATCTGGACTTCGGTACAGAGGCCACGACCAACACCCTGAATTTCCAAATTCTCGGCCTAGTGCGTCGTGCGGACAACGAAATTGGTGCCTCAGCTAAACTTCTAGTGCGCTTTAACGTGCATCAGAAGAAGTCTGGTACTGGTTCTACTGGCGTATAAGGAGAATAGAGTATGTCAGAAATTACTACTTCTAGTTTTGCCAAGGCCCTATGGCCCGGCGTTAACAAATGGTATGGCGATGCCTACAATGAGTTCAAGCCTCAGTGGGATAAGCTGTTTGAAAAGCACTCTTCACGTCGCGCATGGGAAGAGGATGTTGGCGTAAGTATGTTTGGTCTGCCTACCATTAAAGCGGAAGGCGCTCCAATCAGCTACGACTCAAGCCGTCAAGGTTTCACTTCACGTTACAACCATGTGGTATATGCCCTTGGTTTCATCGTGACCCGTGAAGCTGTAGACGACGATCTGTATGACGTTGTTGGTAAGCAAAAGGCCAAGTCCCTTGCTTTCTCAATGCGTCAAAACAAGGAAATCGTTGCTGCCAACGTTTACAACCGTGCGTTCAATACCTCCTATACTGGTGGTGATGGTGCAACCCTGGTAGCTTGCGCTGCTGGTGGTTCTGCTAGCCACCCCAACGTTGCTGGTGGTACTTGGACAAACGGCCCCTCTGTGGCGGTTGACCTAAGCGAAGCTTCTCTGGAGCAGGCTGCTATTGATATCCGTGGTTTCACAAATGACCGCGGCCTCAAGATGCAGGCCAAGGCTAAGACTCTCATCATTCCAAAAGAACTGATGTTCGAGGCTCAGCGTATCCTGAAGACAGACGGCCAAGTTTATAGTGCCGATAACACTCTAAACGCTCTAAAGACTATGGGCATCATCCCTGAGATTGTTGTAAATGACTATCTCTCAGATACCGATGCTTGGTTCATCCGCACTGACGTGCAAGATGGCCTGAAGTACTTTGAGCGTCGTGGTGACGAGTTCAAAATGGACGAAGACTTTGACACTGAAAACGCTAAGTACAAAGCTACTAGCCGCTTCAGCTTCGGCTGGACTGATCCTCGTGCAATCTACGCGAGCCCAGGCGCT